CTTTTGATGGACGCTACCGTCCCGGGAGTCGCTTTGACTCCAATGAACTTATCAACAATGAACGTGCGCAGGTCATACGCCATGAAGTTAAGCTCGTAGTTAACGTGGCGATCTGTATACGCCAGATTATCCGTAGCTATATACGTACTCAGGTTACGAGTAATCCGATACCCCTGACCTTTAATCTTCTCTGTAAACAAGCAGCCGTTCAGGAGAAGGTCATCAGACGTAGTCTTATCTAACGTATCTACGCGGGTGTTGCGGCACAAGATTTCATTCGCGCGCACAAGCTTGAACGTAAGCGGCGTACCCACAACAGCACCAGCTTGCATACCCGCTACAGCACAAGCAAGCATGTGAGGAGGGTACTGATTGACCTGACCGTTAAGCCCTGGACGCTTAATATCCTGGAATGTCAGTGCTACGTTTCTGTCGTTTAAAGTGTTTGCGTAGCCCTTAATGGTGTCCAACGGAGTAACATCCGTTGTTGCGGGACGGAACGCGGCAATGCAATCCACTTCGTTGTCATATGCCCCGGCACCATTCTTAGCGTTAGTGGCCAACAAGGAGTGGACATAGCTAACTGTAAAGTTGGACGTATCCTCACTCCACAGCGCAACTTCAGTATTGTGCCGATGCTTAATTAACTCATCAAAGCACGCATTGAGGCTGGAAGCTGTCGTAGCAACGTAATTACCCCCAGCCAAGGCGAATGTTTTCCCCAGCGCAGGGACACCATCCCCGTAAGCTGCACCTAAACCTCCTGCAGCGGTAGCTCTCGCGGCAGTAATAAGGGCGCTCTGAGCGTTAATCGTGTCCACCAACAACGCCAGATTGTCCACAAAACGGTGGTACCTGTCCGGGTCTGAGCTATACGTACCATCGGAGGCAGCACCTTTAGTATCAAAATCGCATAAGCAATCCACACCAGCAGCGGCTGCTCCAGACGCGCCCGTAAAAGCGCCATTTGCGCGCCCTGAAAAGTCTAGCCGACTGGTAGGCAAGTCTAGTGCCCTTCCGAGCCCTACCCGAGCTTTCCACGCACCATTTGTAGTGTCTGCGCCTTTCGTAGCACCGGTAATAGCGTTGCTCTTGTTAAGAGCCGTAACTAAGGCGTTAACATTTAAAGAAGACGAGAGGGTGAAAACCCAGTCAGCCGGTCGATACCCAGCTCCGCCAGATCCCGCACCTGTGAAGGGGATAGCCGCACCTCCATGAGTGGCGGGCTCTCCCGCGCCGGGGCGAACTTGAAGCGTCAAAGTAGTTGCTAAACCGCTTGATCCGGCCACCACACCAATAGCTCCCGCACCCATTGCATTCCCCCCAACATACGTTGGAGAAGTCGTGTCAGCGACCGCGTTAATAAACACAAATTGGGAAGTATTGTCGGGAGGTACGGAAAATCCGTTTTCTATCGTTATTGTAGACCTACCATTGACGTCAGAGGCAGCAGCATTAATTCTTCTAATCTGCCCCGCTCCAGCACCAGAAATAATATGTATATAATTAGGACCGCTAGTGGCACTAGCTATATGACCAGCACCAGTGCCATTAACCCAGAACAGAGGAGATCCCGCAGTGTACGAAGCTGGTTGATTGTCCTTAGCGCCCTCTAAAGTGATGACTTTCGTAGTAGAATTGTAGGCGTTAACAAAGAACGGCCCCACAGCCTCACGAATAACTTTAAATTTAGTTCCCGCGTCTGGAATTACAGTGCCTGTACCGTCGTCAGTAAGAAAATCAGCCTGGAGAGTGATAACATGCCCACCACTGATGCTCTGAATTCTTCGTACCTGACCCATCAACTCAGGCTGCGCATTGTGTCCTGTAATCTGGACCCATCGCCCCGCAGCACAACCCGCAGGAGTAGAGGCCATCGGCAGTTCGTGAGCATTAGCAGCCAGACCATTAGTGGTAATCTCCGCAACAGCTACGGTAGGATCGCTAGGTGCGTACTGAACATCTAAAAGAGGGTTTCCACAGATCTTAGTAAAGGTCTCAACCGTGCTCGTATTACCATCGGTAATAGAAAGGTCGAGCATGTCTGTATCTACAGCGTTTACATTTAACGTAGCAGAGAGATTATTAGCGTATTTTCCGTAAATTGCTGACGTAAGAACACAGGATACGTTCGTAGTTAAAATATCTTCAGCGCTTACGGCAGATTGAGTATCTAAATTCGATTTAAGAGCAATTACCTTCTGCGCCCCTCCAGGGATACGAACATCGTTGGACGGGTTAAACAAAAAATCTACAGCGTCTGCAAGAGGGCCCGATTTAAAGGTCTCTGCCATAGCGTCGGGGTCAGTAAAGGCCCAGACCTTAGGAGCTACGCCAGCATCAGCTGCCGCACCGGGGTCATAAGGCTGACCATAATCAGCCTCGCCAATTATACCCACCACACCGCTGACACCGGCACCGACTTGAGCCATGCCCTCCGCGTCTACTTTCGTAAGACCTCCGGGGTGAATGAGCGTAGTCCCGTTAAACGTAATGAATTTTGCCACTTACGCTCTCCTAATAGCTCTTAAACAATGTTTTCCATTGAGAAACAGTAGCAACAGAGAGTCCCTTCCCTGCGGCCCACACAGACATCGGTTTTATGCGATGCGGACGTGTCCCAACACTCATTAAGTAATTTTCAACCGGCATGATGGGGTCATCTACGACACGAAACGGCGCACTTTCCTCTTTCTTGGGAGGATCGACAGGCGTTTTCTTGGTCGATTTAGTAGATTTTTTAGTTGCCATCTAGGTTCACCGTGATTTCTGGTATAACACTAATACTTTCTTTATGTAACCGTAAATGAATTCTTCAGGGTAGCCGTAATTAAATCTGGATTAGTCAGTACTACGTCCCACGAACCTAATGGCGCATCGGAAGAAATAGTCGCATTGAATGTAATTGTGTTACTTCTCTTAAGTACCCTTACAGTAGCTCCGACTAAATTTCCAGAAAATTTATTCGCTACGACTACACTATCTCCCACAACACTAGTTATCCGTCGTTGTTCGTTGTACGCGGGGTGACTTGTGGGCCCAATTATTTGCAAAAACATACCTGCACCAACTGACGCAGGCACCGCAGTGGGGGATACATATTTATCAGACGTAGAAATATTGGCTGCAGGAGAAGAGTTAGAATAAATAATTTCGTTATTAACATCCCCGACTACAATACTATCTGATTTTATATATCCTGAACTGCCAGAAGTTTTTTCCCCACTCTTTATAAAATCTATTTTTAATCCGGCTCCGATAGAGGCAAAAAATTCTCCGCTCCCAAGCGCAGCAAATTCTGCAAACACAGTAGCGTCATCCACGTACACCACTTCGTCCCCAGGACGAATGGCTTTGGAGAGCGTACTAATGCCGCCTCCTCCAGACAATGCCTCCCCCGCGAGGTGAACATGCTTAATCGTAGTATCTGATGACAGCGTGAGGAAGTTGTCCTCCATGTTTATATCTATCACTGTTAGATAATCGTAATGCCCAATCTCTGCTTGGAAGTTTATACCCGTCACGGTGCAGGACACAGTAGTTCCTTGTGTTCCCGTTGCTGGATTTATCGATTCAATAGCAGGCTTTTGAACAGAAGTTAAAACTCCAAAATCCTTTTTACTCGCCAAGCCCATATCAATGACAAACGCTTTAGCAATCCCTTCCATACCCTCATCACCCTCAACAAGGAAGTGATCTGCAAAGTAAAGAAAGCTCATGTTTATGCCGCGCATAAATATGAAATTAGGCTGCTGAGACGCTTGAGGAAGAAAGTCTGTACCACTCAGACGAAGTTGGTGGATACCATTAGCGGTAAGCATAGAAATGTTAGAAAGAACGATATATCGCACAAGATGATACAAAAAGACTGTAAAATCCTGGTCATCTGTCATTACCTGCAGCAAGTAACTGCATGAAAAACCAGAACCCATCACCTCTTTATAAGTTCTTTCTTTTCGATCAAATAGTCGAGGAGCTTCGCCTATGGAATTTATTGACCCAAAAGCGGTAGACGGAGGCTGAGTAGCTTCGTCGGTGAAGAAGAACTCATTTGTGCCCATAAGGGAACCTTTGTCGGTATATCCTCCCGACATAAAATCCCCTAAGAAGACATCGGTCTCTTCCTCTGCCCTAAGTAAAATACATACACAAGGGAACTGACTGTCTTCCCTTGGGTAATTCATAGTAATATCTATCGGAGTATTCTTTATTAAATTAAAGAACTCTCGGGCATAGGTCTGTGGAACAGTTTTAAATAACTGATCAGATCTCCAAGGAGAGCTTCTAATCTGACGAATACCGTTTACCAAAGCTCGTTGTATTATTATCTCTGGTATAATGCTCATGTTTAAAGACCCGGTTCTTTATTAAATATAGGGCTAATATAGCTGGCTCTATTAACTTCCATCCAAGATGATATTTGGTTGCCTATAAGCGCAGCCCTAATGCCAGGGTGCTTCCAAATGTCAGCAGGCTTATTTACTACATCGGTGTTAGGAGAAGTAACCGTCCTAAACTTAACGGAACCTTTGCTTTTGATAAACTTCCCGGCAGGCTTAAACGAGTGAGCAGCAGCACGAACTCGACTAAAACGGCTCATCTTTGAGGTAATAGCAATCTTTGCAATCTTTGTAGACATGTTCTGGAGATAGTATCTGATCTCCTCTTGGCTTACCTCAACTGACTCACCCACGCCTTCGTACTGAGCTTGCCTGTTATCATCGATAGGGATGACCCTATACGGCTGATGCGTCTTCTTATTAAGCTTAGCTTTTCTAAGAAAAATACTATTTAAATCTTTAGGGTCCTGTCCGTACTCTAGCAGGTCGGCTAGGGTGTTAGGAAGAACGCCCATCTCAATCCGATTCGGGTTGGACGGATCCCAATAAAGACTCTCAAGATAACGAGTGGCCGTAGAAGCACTAAACGTCGCTTTCGCGTGGTCTACCCACTGAATCATTGCGGCGGCAGCAAGCGCAAGCTGCCTAACTTCCGCCTCACGATCAAATTCAGGGCTAAGCTTGACGTATCTCTTGCGCTCCTCTTGGGTGAACGCATGTGTAATCCTAGTCGCCATTCTATGCGCTCACCCGAGAACGGAACAATCCAAGATTCATCGGGTCGACGTCTACAGCATCTCTCAAGTTTACAAGATGTTTTTTACGCAGAGCAATCCTGTCTCCAAGGTCTGTATTTTTATCCCTACGGGTCATAGGAGAGTTGTAAACAAGCCACTCTAGATAAGCTTTATACTTTATAGTGTATCGGACGTTCTCTTCGGGTCCTGCAACCCAAACCAACTTTCTTCCCTCAAAATAGAAGTTAGCGTCTTGGTTATACACTTTACCGTTTTCATCTTCACAGTAAATGGCGTGAGCACCTTGGTAATGCAACAAATCCTCGTTGGGTTTTAACCCATAGGGATTTAACTCTAAATTATGTGGATTATTTTTAGCGCTTAACCCACGCACTATTACCTGACCTTCCCCTACATTTTCAGGCCAAGTAAAAGTAATCTTATCAAAGTCAGAAGGTGGAGTCTTTAAGTTAGGAGACACAGAAAGAATGCAGTCACCGGGGTTAACAAACCCGGTCTCCAATAATTGTTTGGTAGAGTGAGTACCTACTACCAGCCCCATTATTTGAAGAGGCTCTCTGTAAAGAATACCGTTCTCGCACTTATTACAGTGCATTTTACCACTGCCACCAACAACAGGTTCGTCACGAGGCCCAGACCGGCACGTACAAGCAATCCCTATCTCGTGGATGACAACTTGCCCTCTGTTGGCAATAAGACCATCTTGCATACGAAAATTGTCAGACCAGCCTACACCTAAGCCAGTCTGCAAGTTCAATCTTCGTGCGATGTTCTTTTTATCAGACATTACATTACAATCATTTGAGGACCACGGTATCGACTTCTGATGGCAGGTAAGTGCTCTCGGATCCAGTTACGGTAATCCTCAATACTCGCACTATAGATACCATAAATAGCGGACGAGGTATAAGAAACACTCTCCGAGACGCCATCCCTAGAGATGCTCTGGCTGGAGTAACCACCACGAAAAGCAGCACCCGCCGCAGTGAGAATCGGGATAGCAGCGTGTCGACCTATTAACTCTAATACGTCTCCCGGACAGTCCCGTAATCCTGCCAATAGATTGTAGTGCCAAAAGTTTGGTACCGGAGTAGCACTCCTAAGAGACTCCACCCAAATTAACCCAATAAAGTCAAAAGCAATTTCTGTATTAAAAGGAACAAGCTGTACGTAACCGCTTTTTTCAGCAATCTCGATCCACTCAGGGTTAATGTGGACTACGCGAGTGTTGGCTACCGCGCCGTAAAGCTGATCAACTCGAAGTAAGCTCGGGAATGGGAATTGGATATCAATCCACTCCCCAGGGGTGCGAGGGTAAAAAGTAATAGGTGACACGATAAAATCGTAATCACTGTTTATGACTAGTGAGCCCCCGCTCCCGCTATACGTAAGTTGAGAAGGATCAACGTCGGTGACCAATTCCGTGGGCTCTATGTAGACCTGGAGTAAGGTATTCTCAGCGTGATCAATAGAATCATATATGTATCTACGAAGAGTAACCTCGTCTAGATTCTTTTCCTCAATATACAGCTCTTCTTGTATGCTTGCCGTAGGCAATCTAATAAAATCTACGTTTACTATAATATACTCAGCGCTTGGTCCTCCTGCAGGGAGCATATACTCTTTGTACGCTGCAGTAATGGGAATAGCCTTCCCGCTGTTCCAAGACAAAAACGAAAGGCCAGTAGCTGCATCCCTAATATAACTTAGGGTGAAGAAGGAGAGCATGTGATTCCGGCTCACTTCCTTCATGGTCACACCCGTTATCTGCCGGGGTTGAAACTTCCAAGTTCTGATATCAGAGGATTGGAAATCAATACCAAAACACCAGTCCGATTTCATGCGGTCTACGGTGATCGGACTGATGTGGAAGTTGTCTGACTCTTTAGATCCCGCTACAGGGAAAGGCGAGACCTCGTCACTCCGGTACACCTTTACGTAGTATTCGCCCCGACGAATTAAGCTAATAAGGTCAGGAGAAGAAATTGCCAATCTAATATCTAGATAAGCGTACAGCGGAGTGTTTGCGTCAAACGGAGCACCAACACCTAAAGTAAAGTACGTAGCAGCGTTTACATCATACGTATAAACTACTACATCTCTGGATCTTCGTGCTTTACGAATTTCAAATCGTAAAGTGTTTTCAGACGCAGTTGCACTAACCGTACCGCCTAAGAAGACGCGTGCCTCAATGATTGCGTTATTAGATTCAAATCTGCTGTATTCGTTTTTATTTACAGCAATGGATGTAATCGTCGTAATAGCCATTACGCGATCTCGAACAATTTAGCGAGAGTAGTATTGGGCACTGTTAAAGTTCTTCTGTACCCAGCGTCGGGTATGATGACATCAACCGTAGCACCTTGAGCTACCGAAAACTCAAAGTAGCCATTGGCGTCAGTTTTGGTACTTACAATACTATCCGAGATAGCTAAGCTACCAGACGTAGCGGGCGTCCCCAACAATCGAGCAGAAACTACTGAGTTAAAAATAGCGTTCCCTCCGACATCGACTAAAAACCCATACATCTTACAAGTGGCTACCGAGGGGGTAGTCATTGTGACGGGGTCGTTACTTCCTACAATATCAATTGTATTAAAATAACGCTCAAATGTTTCAGGTCCACCGCCGGTAATATCTGTTACTATATAAGTAAATATATCTTCTTTATTTAAAATTGTAGGCGGAAGAAGTAGTAAGTAGCTTCCAGGAGCTACCGTAGCGTTTACCTCTACCCAATCTACTCGATCAACAAGTGTATCAGCGTCATGCGGGTTCTCTGTTGCTGCTTTTAAAACTAACTCCCCAGTGGAGACATTATTATAAGAATACTCTACAAATTCGGCCCCAACTCCTGAGATGTATATCTTTCCGTTTTCTGGAGGAAACTGACTACTATCCATTAACTTAATGGTAGTTGATCCAGCAGGGGTACTACCTACCAATTGATCTCCAGTACTGTCGTACCCTCCAACATATTGAGTAACGGAAAGTTCACCGCTACGAATAAAAGAGACATCTGTAACAGCTGCCGTAACGCCTGTTATTCCTTGGCCGGTAGTAGGGTGTAAACAAGTTACTGGTAACCAGCGCCACTGGTTTACAGGAATCTGTATTGTTGAGAATACCTGATCTGCCACGAGGCTCTCCTACCTAGACATATTCTTAATGTCTTGCTGCATGATGGTTAGCTGCTGCTTGATATCCTCGTGGTTTTCTTTTTGCTGCACTCGGATGTGATTAACTTCTGCTTCTACTTTGATGAGCCGTTCGTTTAACTTATTGGCTGACTTATCTTGATCTTTAATTTCTGTAGAAATCTTAGAAATCTCTTTTTTATTCGTAGAAACATCTGACTGGATAGCTGCCATAGACAAGGATGCCGTCACTAACGACGTAACAACCCAAACCAACGCACCTCCGAGGCCCACCACAAAAGGCCAATACGCTTTTAACTTCTTTAAGGCGCTATTAGCTTGAACTTCTTCAGACATCACTACCCCTGTTAGTCTAGGTCTGGTTAATGCCAACGATGCAGTTAACTTGTATGTTGGTTACGCCACTGCCCACACCACGAAGGAAAAAGAACCTAAACGCAAGGGCTGCTGTGAACGTAGTAGCCGGGGCTATACGCATGAAGTTATTTCCATTGTCAAAACTAACCTCAAGAGCATCGCCACCAGCCGCCTCTAAATTAGATATAGCAATCCAAGTAGCCTTTCTCCATGTAGATCGTTCCCCAATAGAGGGGTCTGGTCCTGCGCCCATACCGGGGATAGTGATACGCAAAGCCTCGTTACCCCCGGCAGGAACCGCAACATACGGCGAATAAAGCTGAGGAACAAGAGTCGCCACGGCCCCCGTCGCAGCGGCGTTTACGCCGCTATTTGCAGCACCGGTTCCGATATTAATATGTACTGGTTTTGGCGCGTTAAGCATCTTTCAAATTGTCCTTATTCCAACGGGTCTCATAAAAGACGGACCCTTTACACAAGAGCACACTTCTAAAAAGAAGGGCTTATTTTTAAAAATACCTTACACGAAATTACTACTTCTACATAAATAAAAACCCCCGCTTACAGAATTTCCATAAGCGGGGGACTAAGCACACTATCTACAGGTTACTTTACACCTCGTAGGTAACCTCAAGGCTTGACGAGTGGAAGATCCAACCCGTGCAAGTGTCCCCAGAAGTACCCGCTTTACCGCAAAGCATGACATGAATCTTACCGTTCGAGAACGCATCAAGTGCGTTCTGATTAATAAGACCACTGACGCTATTAGTGGAAGCCGTCGAAGTACCAGCAATTCCGTCTGATACTGCTACTGCATCTCCCACACTGCTGATGGCAGCACCTGCACTAGGAGCACTGGCTCCTCCTGACATGTACCACTTGGTGGTGATACCGCCACCGCCGCCACCATTAGTGCCCTGGTGCTTCCACTTGAAGACAGCAAAGATGTCTTCGATAGAAGCGTCCGAACCCTCGTCAAACGAGATAGTCTGGACATCCAGAATGGTAAACGCATCAGAAGTAGTGGTACCCGCTGCCGACTCCGCCGTATCAGTTGGGTCGTTGCCTAAAGTACCAGCAGTAGACCGCTTAAGGTACTTCTTAAAGGTACCACGTTGGGTACCCTTATTGGCCTCCATCTGATCTGCCATGTAGCGCAAACGAGCAAACAAGCTTTTGCCTGCGTCAGAAGCACTAGAAGCAGCCGCGTCGTCAGACCTACCAATGTAGCCCCATGCCGGAATAAATCCGATGACGTCATCGTCAGCGAGGGACGCTCCACCGTAAGTAACTTGACCGTTACTTCCGTTGTAGTCTACGGCTTGTACGATGCGACCGACATTGCTTCCTGCGAGAACGCAGAAAGTGCCACCAACGTACTCGTCGTTAGCCGCCGAAGCACCGTGGTACCCAGAGCCTAACGTCGTCAGGGTGAAAGTACCACCGCTCCCAGAGTGGCTGTTACTTGCTACCTTGTAGACACTGCCGTTAGCCAGCATGAGCATAGCGTCGAGAGCTACGTTCTGGGCATCCAGCTTGGTACCGATAACCGCCTTGAGGGACTGAAGATTACTTCCGCCACTAAAGTCGCCAACATCAACACCAACAGCATCAATAGCCGCGTCAGCGGTATCGATAAGGCTCTTAAGAGCGCCAAGGCCATCAGTACCGTTGCTAAGATCAGTCTGGATGCCATCGGCAACCGTCTTAAGCGCAGCAACGTCAGCCGACATAGACGCACCCGCTGGACTACCAAGGGTAGCTGGGATGGTCGTGCCAGTATCAACCAGAATGGCATCTGCCACACCGTCAACCGTAGCAACGTCCGCACCTAATTTGCGGATCATTCCCATTGCGGTTTTATCGGTACCGTAGTCGGCAGAAGCCGCAGCGCCAAGAGCACCAACCGCAGCCTCAACGTCGTCTACGTTCTGATCTACAACAGCTAACGCTGCCGCCGTAGCAATACTACTAAGGGCACCACTATCGGGAAGAGCATCCGTAACCGCCTTGACAGCATCTAAGAGAAGATCGAGGCGACCTCCATCGACCCAATCACCTTGAAGCTCATGGGTGTCCGCAAGGATAGCTGCGATTTCAGTATCGATTAAGTCGTCAAGGGTAGTTCCGGTATCCACCAGGATGGAGTCCACAACCGTCTTGATAGCTGCGATGTCCGCCGCATGACTAGCACCGGCAGGAGCGCCTAAAGTGGCAGTATCAGCAAGAACGCCATCTAAAATAGCATCGAGACGACCGCCGTCAGCCCAAGCTGAGTCAAGAGCAGCAGTGTCGGCTAAAACACTATCGAGGATAGTGTCCAAGCGACCACCGTCGGTCCAGTCGCCTTGAAGCTCATTGGTGTCCGCGACGATATCGTCGAGGTCAGCAGCATCGCTGATCTGCATACCACGAGCTTGGAGGCGAGCAGCACTGCCCTCTTCCCAGCCAAACTCAACAGATAAGCTTTCCTCTGCATCTCCGGTACTGCTCTTGTAGAAGAACATGTACTTACCGGCAGCAACTCGTGTCAGAGGGTAGTAGCCACTAAAAGTGCCCGATCCCTCTGCCGAGATAGCCGAACTTAACCCCGAGTCTGAGTAGTAACGACTGGCAATAGCTGTGCCGTCGACCTGCATAATCTTGACGAACAATTCGTTGCTGTCAGGATCTTCCATGTTGCCTGAGGTGTCGTACAGGTACGCCACGATGCCAACAGCCTCAGACCCACTACCTGGGCGATTGAGCTTCGGAGGAACAACAGCAACAAATCGAGTGTTGTTCTGAACCGCGCTAACTGCCGTACTAACAGCATCAATAGCACTCTTAATAACACCAAGACCGTCAGTACCATTACTAAGGTCAGACTGAATACCGTCAGCAACCGTGTCGACCGTGTCAATAAGATCCTTAAGAGCACCAAGACCGTCAGTACCATTACTAAGGTCAGACTGAATACCATCCACAACCGACTTAACCGCAGCGACGTCAGCCGACATAGACGCGCCAGCAGGACTACCGAGAGTAGCTGGAAGAGTCGTACCGGTATCGACCAGAATAGCATCAGCTACTCCATCGACAGTGGCAACATCAGCCCCCAACTTACGGAGCATAGCCATTGCGGGTCGGCTAGTACCGTAGTCAGCGGAAGCAGCGGCATCTAACGCGCCAACAGCAGACTCGACATCATCGACATTCTGGTCCACAACGGCAAGTGCGGCAGCAGTAGCAATACTACTAAGGGCACCACTGTCAGGAAGAACGTCAGTAACCGCTTTAACGGCGTCTAAAATAGCATCGAGGCGACCTCCATCGACCCAATCACCTTGAAGCTCATGGGTGTCGGCTAAGATAGCTGCAACTTCGGTATCGATAAGGTCGTCTAGTGTAGTGCCCGTATCCGTTAAGATACTATCTACAACAGCCTTAACCGCAGCAATGTCAGCGGCCATAGACGCACCAGCAGGACTACCAAGCGTAGCTGGTATAGTCGTGCCAGTGTCAACCAGGATAGCGTCAGCAACACCGTCAACTGTAGCAACATCAGCTCCTAACTTACGGAGCATCCCCATTGCGGTCTTATCGGTACCGTAGTCAGCAGAAGCCGAATCGTTAAGAGCACCAACAGCGGCTTCAACGTCGTCTACGTTCTGATCTACAACAGCAAGGGCAGCAGCAGTAGCGGCAGCGTCTAAGATGGCATCGAGGCGACCGCCATTAGTCCAATCGCCCTGAAGCTCATTGGTGTCGGCAAGGATGTCAGTAAGTGCTTTACCAGCACTTCCTGCGTTACTGTGCCCTGAAGTAGCCTCGTCCCAAACGGCGTCAGCATTTCCAGCAGCGGTAGGGTCGTTAAGAGCCGCAACAGCAGCTTTAACGTCTTTTATTTTGGCGTGAACCGAACCACTCGCGCTAGAACCATCGGAGTCACTACCAACATTGGTATTGAGGTCGTCCATGTCCGCAAGGTCAATGATGCGGAACATCTGAGAGCCGCTGATCGCCTCTCCGCCCTCAAACCAAGCGTACTCAAGGTGGTAAATTCCCTCTACACTAGACGCAGTACCCGTCTTGTGAAAGAGCGTAACCGAACCGTTAGAAGTGCTGGCAGACTTCCAAAAAGCGCTACCAGAGTTAGCGTAAGTACCGTTGGTACTATTAGTGGCTGCACTGCTAAGGCCCGAATCGGTGTAAAGAAGACTATCCTGCGCTGTACCAGCCGCGTTAGTTACGCGGACGTAAAGCGTAGCGCTATCAGGGTCGTTAGGCGACCCGTTAGCGTCAGTGATCTGAATAGTGAACTGTGTTGCGGAATCGCTCGATCCGCGCTTGATAGCGTCCGGGAAGGATACGCTAGACATCCTTCCAGCTTTGCTATTTCTCTCTGCAAAACCCATTTAGTATTCCCCTAAAGTGAAAATCAGTAAAGTGCCCCATTGGCGAGGCAAACATAAAACCTAAGAAAAGGTCTTTCAACTAATTTTTAAAAAATAAATATAAAAAAATCCCCCGCCTTAGGTAAGTACTAAAGCGAGGGATTCTAGGGGGGATATTATGTAAGGGGCAGGGCGATTTTAGCGATTAACAGAATTAAACGCCTTAACTGACTGAGGGGGGCTCAAGGTAAGCTTGTCCTCAACAGGTCGGTAACAAATCGTAATTGCGTCCAATAAAGTCTGGGTACTACCGGTGTTAACCACAAACTGGAACCAAAGACGCTCTCCTGAGTTTAACGAAAAAGCGTTCCAAGACCCAGCAGCATCATCACCAGCAGTACTACTTAATGCATGCGTACCTGCTGCTAAATTAACAACGTTAAAATTAGTTTTCTCAAACCGTTTTGTGTTTGCGACATTATCAATAGTAGCGTTCTCCCCTACGTAAACTAACAACGAATCTGACGTGTGGTCTGTGGCACCGACAGTTAGAAACTGGATGTCCTCAACCCAAACGTCTTCGTTAGGGATCCAAGTGAGATTAACAGTTAGTCCGCCGCTAGTATCGTTCTGAGCAGGACCAACAACGAACCCGGATGCTGAGTTAAGCTGGGAAACAATCTCCGCAACTACATCCGAGCCTAAATCATTAATAAAAGTTTTCGACAGTACAGCCATTGGTAGCTCTCCCTATTATTTCGATTTGCTGTCGGATTTAGCAGTTTTAGGTTTTGAAGCAGCTTTAGGTTTTGAAGCAGCTTTAGGTTTTGAAGCAGCTTTAGGTTTTGAAGCAGATTGACCGTGTAACACTGCCGAATCTGTTTTGCCCTGAGCAAAGTGCTCTTCCGCTAGTTTTCTTTGCTCTTTTGTGCGCATTTACAGCTCCAAAGTCCCAACATTAACTTTCTTAATTTCTTCCTCTTGAACTTCTTCAAAAAGAAAGGGGTGGTTGGTACCAGGGGCCTGAGGAGAGGCGCTGGGGATTTCTCCCCAGAGCCATTCTTTATCCTCAGGCTTAATCCCTGGATTTCTCACTAGGCCATACGACCAATGTTGGTCAGCCGTACCCACTTACGCGGAGCGAAGAGGATAGGCGTACCGTACATCAGGACCATCCAGCGGTAAGCCGGTCCCATCACAGCAAGGTCCATACGCATCAGAGGAGCAAGCTGACGGAAGGTGAGCACCGAAGGGGTAAGCTCGCCCAAGTAAGCAGTCTCCGTAAAGGGCATGATTGCGTTGATGTCGTTGAACGCGGTGTGTGCCGCACCAGCCGCCTGAGTGGTGGCCGGAATCCGAGCAATCTCACTGTACGCGCTAAGGTCGGTCGGGGCAGCAGCGCCCGCCACCGTTCGAGTACGGTAGATAATCAAGTACTCAGTGGGGTTGGCACCAACAACCGCAGCGTTGCTGGGAGCAACCGTAATCTGGTTACCCGCTGCGTTTTCGGCAGGAGTAAGAGCCTGAAGCCCCGAAATAAACGGAGCCGACTCACCAAAGCGGTTACACGCGGTAACTGCGTAAGCAAAGTTACCCGCACCGGCACCAAGCGACTTAGCCCAGGAGCCAGTCGTCAAAGCGCCCACACCCAACGCACAAGCGCTTGGCGCAGCAGGAGCGTTAGCGCTCGTGGCAGCAGCGGGCGGGTTCTTGCCCTGACGCAGGAAGACGTCCGGGTTGAACTCAATGGTACCAGCCTGGGTAGCCATCGAGGTCACGTTAAGACCAACCTTACCGTCCGAAGGGGCAGGCATCTGTACGCGCTCACGCGGGTAGAAGGTCTTGACGAGGTCGCTCATCGCGCGGGTACCAAGGAAGATATCCGTGGGGTAACCGTAGTTCTCGATGACGAGGTTGGACGCCTCCTCAATGTCAGCCTCCTGAAGGGGTTGACCCTCAAGGTCGACAACATTGGCGTTGGCGATCATGGTATCGAGGCCGTCCCACTGCTCCGCCTCACCGTCAAAGGCGAGACCGGAGTTGCCGTGGAAGAGGGAATCCTCAACACGCTCCAACAGCCAGAGGATACCGTTCTGGTTCTCCAGAGCGATAACATCTCCGTGCGCCGGGTTGACCAGGGTGGCTGGGTGAGTCACGGCACGGGTCGTACCGATGAACTTCACCAGCGCGGTCATGCGCGTGAAGGTACTATCCTGGCTCTGCGGAAGCTCACCCTCGCGGGTGAATCCGAAACCTTGCGAACCGTACTGGCTGAGGACGTTGTACTCCTCAACGGTTGAGTAGGCAGGGCTCTTTGGAATCTTCTTCCAGAGCTTGATGTGCTTGTTCGTGAAAGTGACTACTTTCAGGCTGGCCTCAAGGCTCTCAACGCGAAGAGCAGATCCACCAGTTTGATTGGAGACCTGATAACCTGCGCTAAGTGCCTTAGACAGCTCGTTAACATCGCCCATCGTCGATGTGCCGAAGCCGTTCAGCCCGTCGTAGTCCTTCATGCTTATCTGAGGTAACATTTACTAACTCCTAAAATTTCTAAGCTAAAAGGCTTTTGACGACATCTTGATTAATGGCCTGAACACCAAATTGCTCCACCTTGACAACATCAAGAGGAGAAACGGTGCCAGCCTCAACACCCTTCATTAGAGCGTCAAGGACGACACTCTTGGACAGCTCAGGCTCATTCGAGCCCGAAACCGATTTGCTCATATCGAGCATACTCTTCGGACCCCGAGCAGGGCCTTCAGCGTATTCAGCGATGTTGCCTTGCGACTTGGCAACAACATCAGTGAGAACAGCAAGGTTCTCCGCAATCGCTTTGGACATCGCGCCGTTCTCCTCGTGGATCTGCTCCAACGACTTGACAACGTGGTCCTCTAAATCAGCGCAGTAGACGGCAATCGACTTGGTCAACTCGTTAAGGAAGTCACTGACCTCCACACCAGAGCGGACGCTCTTGTCCATCTTCTCGTCCTTCTCTTTCTCTTCTGCCTCCCAGAAGCCTTGCTCTTTACCCTTACGGTACTCGTCTACGTCGGCCTCTTCACGGGCCTCTTGGCCCTTCTTAATGGCCTTGTAGTCCGTGCCGTCAGGGACGTTATCGCGCTCGTCCTCTTTCTCAACATCCGTACCAGCCCAATCAACGCCCATCGGGCGGTGATTACCGGGCTGCTCTTTCTCAATCTGGGCTTTGGAAAGGATATTGTCCAAAGTTTCCAAAGATTTTAAAATCTCAGACTCATATAACGTGTCAGACATCGATATCCCCTTACAGTCCCAGGCTTTTCTGGATGTGCGGAGACAGAGCCCCCGTGGTTTCAAACTTAATAACCTCGGTCGGGGAAATCTGACCGGCCTCAACACCCTTCATCAGAGCGTTGACAATCTGCTGTCGGCCAGGACCAGCAGTCTCACCGAAACCACCCTTCTCAAGGTACTCTACATTCTCAGTAGTCTGGACAGACTTCTGAACCTCAATATCCTCAGCTGTACCATTGATGAAACCAAGGCTTTTACCCAAGTCGTCAAAAACGCCATCGACGCTCTTGGCAAACTGGTCGTAATTCGTGTCCATCTGGAACATCTGGGTACCCAAACGATCCTCTAAATTAAGGAACGAGTACCCAATGGATTTAACCATCTCGTATAAAAACGGCGAGCTATCAATACCGGCCATTAAAGTCGGATTGCTCTCAACGTACTCAAAGAAAGACTTACGGACAGGAGCGGCCATGTGACCGTAACCAGCCTTGTCCATCTGCTCCTCAGCATCCTCGTCCTCAGGCTCGTCATCCATAGCCTTGACTAACTCAGTGTCCTGAATTAAAGACTTATAAAGCCGCTGGCTTTTCTTAAAAGGAACATAATCGGTGCCGTTCTCGGCTACTCGATCCTCTTCCTCTTTATCAATCTTCTCGGGCTTGCTACCGGCCCACTCAACTCCCATAGGTTGGTGGTTACCCGGCTGCATTGGTGTAATCTGCGTTGTCATTCTGTTGTTCTCCTGGCAATGCCCAACCTGAAAATCACATTTGAGAGCTTCTCAGATGTTCCTGATGAGTAACCTAATTGACGTTGTATCAGATTTGCAAGACTTTTCTCAGTATATTTTTTGCTTTTTTTACTTTTTTCTGAACTACCGCCAAAAGACACATCTTCGGGGTCCCCATGTAGTGACTCTGGAGTCAATACAGAACCCCCAGCGGCTAGTGTTTTATTTATATTGCCTTCTTCCCAGCTATACCCACTAAACGCCTTAACTACATCTAAGTAAGTGTTGTAGTTGATAGGGGCCGTCGTAATAGCAATATCCTGAATCCAACAATTCAGAATGGAATTTCCATTGCGACGGACAGTCTTCCCTTGCAACGAAAAACCAACCTTACGCTTGGAATCAGGGTTCTTAGTAAGAGCGTTAATGTGCTCCCACACAGCATCAGCTACCTTCTTACCCTTGTAGATGATGCCCTTAACATAAAGTCCTTTAGGGGTGACTTTAACCTCCCAGGGCTCTCCGATCTTGTTCTCGGCACCGGGCTTATGGTCCCAGTTAAAATACCCATGCTTTAAAAAGTAGTCATAATTGATACCGTTTTGAGCTACTTTTTCGTTTTGCAAGTCTACATGAGGGGTCGACGCAATACCCTCAATGATACGCGCGTCACCCTTATCAGTAGACTTAGCCTTACTGATGGGTACCCAAAAATTAAAGTTCAGTGTCTCGTTCATTCAGCTTCCCAAAAAACCATCAATGTCTTCGTCTGCGAATGGGCTGGTATCTGCAGACGATATAGCTTTTTTTAACAAAGGTAAAACAGATTTATACTGATTATTTTCTAAATCTAGAGTCGGCTGATACCCCTTAAGGGTATCAACGTAAGGACAATCGCTAGGGGCTACTCCCTCACTAATCATTCCCTTGAGGTCCAAGCACCACCCAGCTTTCTGAAACCGCTCTTCATAAACAGTGCAAGTACTATTTCCGCCAATAGATTTATTGAACTTACAACTCAACCCTTTAACTAATATTTTAAAAGGCGAATGATTAATACTTTTTACCGTGACGCTGGGACGACAGCAATCACCGCAGTTCGTACAATAGCTCTCAAGCGGTGCAGCCTTAGAAAGAGCTTCTAAGTGCTTCGAAATATCTTCTTCTGATAGCGGATTATTCATCTATAACCGAGAACTGATTAAACAGCCTTTGTACGTCATTTAGGTTTTCTACCTCGCTCTTAATCAGCAAGAGCTTAACCGCAATAGACGCAGGGTCATTGTAAACAGATAAAGACTTCCTAATCTCACCACTACGTACTTGGACAGTGTCTATTTCAAAATCTACTTTCATTTACTTTTTGGCTTCTCCCGCAAACTCAAATCTTCTTCAGAAGCCGCTTGTTGTTTGCCGTGGAGCAGGTCTTTCAGTGCTTCTTCCCGGTGGTGCCTAGCAAAGTTAGCGTGAGCGTTTATGAGCCCTCTGAGCTTATCTACGTCTTTGCCTGCTCCTGCGCGTTCCCTAAGCTCATTCATCAAGTGTTGAGACAGGGCAAAGTGCGCGTGACTAGCGTCCCGGTGGTCGTCCCATTTGTAATGCTTGGTGTTGTTAACCCCAGAATGGGCATGAATATCATGTCCTCGCGAGGTTCTACCGATTACGTGCTCAGGGTGAGACTTATACTCGTGATAACCTTGTGGAGCACCTTTCGAAGAAGCTTGGGCTAACGCAACTTTATTACTAGAGCCTGAAGACCACTTTTTATAATAGACAGGTTTGCCGGTGGTGGGACTTATCTCTTTAATGTGCCCACCCTTAGGTCCATACTGACCTTTGGGGGAAGTCTGCTTACCAGCAGCAGGCGCACTTACGTTAGGCATAGGGGCTCCTATGCTCCCTGTGTGTACGCCCGCAAACTCGCCTTTTTCGTTCCCTTTGGCCCCGCTAAAATAGGGAGCATTGCCCCCCTGACCAACGGTACGAATTCCTTTGAAGAATTCGTCGGCTATAAAGAGTCTTTTTTTCACGACCTACCACCCGGCGCGGTAATTCCTAATTTGAGATTTACGCGCAGAAACTAAAATACGAAGCTTCATCACCTCCTCAGGAGACAATCGTACTTTAGTTGCAGCTACTGCATTGGGGGGACCGCCCATGTTCTCAATACCTGGAGCAATAACACTCAAGATAAGCTTCTCAAACTCGGTAAGAGAAGCGTGCTCTTGGGCTTTGTCCATGGCATCAAAAATCTTAGCGCAAGCGTAATCGTAGTCTAGCATCCCATTTGCGTACCTGCGGAAGATAGCATTGGGGGGTTGCCAAACAGCCTCTGGGGCATCGTACTTGGGGTTGAATAGTTGCTGCTTACGCCACGAAGGGTTTCGATCCTTACTCATAGGAGAGTTCAAAGGCACCTTCATTCTAGCTTTATCTTCTGCCATTTTAATTCTCCTATGCGAGATGTGAGTCGTGCCAATTAACAGAACTCATAGATTTTTTACAATCCCCACAGCAACCACCGTCGTGGTCACCGCAGGATTTGGAGATCCTGCCGCACATACCGCAGGACTTACCAATGTCATGATTACGGGCTAACTGAGAGCCGTATCGAAGCTCTGTGAGGGACTTCTTTACTGCTTGGGGCGTTGCAAAAGCACCTGACATTACCTCACGCACTGTAGGAGTTAACTTCTTTACCGAGACTCCCTTTGTACCCGCGTATACTTCTTGTCCTTCTTTAGCGCCCTGGGGGTCTTTCGGATCCCCCACCTTAATATGACGACCCTTGCCTGCGTGAAGGTACGAAGCACCTCCATGTCCTGCACTTCTTGTCCCTATAGGGGCATCACTGGGTGACATCGGTTTTTGCTTTGAAGTTACTAATTGTGTTTTAGGCGCTGGAGCAGACTTAGGTGAAGTAGTCCCAACAGCCTTACTACGCTGGGCAGAGACGAAAGACTTCTTAACTGCTTGGGGGGATGCTATTTTTTCCTCGTACCCCGTATCCCAACGATCATCAGGTAAATACGTTAAATTTTGGGTCTTAGTTTGAGGTGGCTTGTTACCCCATTCATAACCAGCTTTAGGGGCAGCAGACTTAGGTGGACTAGCCCCTACTGCTTTACTAAGCTGAGCAGAGACGAAAGACTTCTTTACGACCTTATCTTCCCCGTCCTCTTTTACCATCTTCATGCTTGGGGGGAGATACTGCCCATCTTCCTCTACAGGCTCTTCCTTAGAAGATTTACCCTCTTCCCACTCAGGACCACTGTCTACGTACTTGGGCTTAGACGGGCACGGAGAGCCATGAGCTTTGCTCAATGACACAGACATAAAACCCGACTTCACCATCGCAGGGGGAGGCGATGCAGGAGGGGTAGGGTTCCCAGCGTTCATTCGCGATGACGCTGCGGGAGGATCTACGTACCCACTCGTCATATCCTTAACAATATCAGGCTTTCCTTCCACTTCTTCAGGATCTGCCGTCATAGATTTTTCGTGCTCGTCAGTCTTCATGACTACTCCTCACCAATTCCCTGAGTATTATTACTCAACATCTCAGGGGGAAGTGAATTTAAAATTTCTTGAAGTTGTTGTTTTTTACTTACGGGGGACTCTTCAGTCTCTTCCGCCGCTACCATCTCTTCGGGAGGAGCGCCCCCCTCTTCAGGCATTTCTTCCGCTACAGCCTCTTCAGAAACCTCTTCTGTAGGCTGCACACCGTCTGCTGCATCAAGCTCCTCTAAAGAAGCTCCTACTTCTTGGGACGACGCCTGTGCCTCCTCAGGAGGAGCATCACCACCCTGAGCGTCCAATTGCTGCTGTTGCATATCAGCCTGCTGTTGCATGGCCCCCTGTTGGTGCTCTTGTGCCTGCTGTTGCATGGCCACCTGCTGCTCTTGCGCTTGCTGCTGAGCTGCCATCTGCTGCTTCTGCATGGCCATCTGCTCTTCTTGCATTTTCTTATTGTCTTTTCGCTGCTCAGCCTCAACTTTCCACTGATGCTCAATTTGCAGCTTTTGCAGGTAAACAGGATTGAGAATGATATCTCCGTCTTCGACTGGTGGCAGATCTTCATCTGCGCGAATCTCATTAACAGTCCTAAAGTACTGAACCTGAGAATTACGCAACTCAATACGCTCTTTCTCGGTCAATTCGTCAAGACCGACAAAGTCTAAGTAAAACTTGTCGTCAATCTGATCGACAACATGCCTGTTTAAGGCATCTGCGTAATAACGCAAAAGAGGCCGTAGACCACGGTCCTTTGATGCCTTTAATTTCCACTCATTATTAGTGTCAAAACCGGGCTGCTGCATACCACCAGGAGATAAATTGAAACCAATCTCCTCCGGGGCAATTAAGAATACAGCACAGATAATCTTGATTAGGTACTCAAGCCAACGCGAGTACTCCATATCAAGATTACTAGTTTGCATATTAAGGTACTGAATCTCCTCACTCTGCAAAATAGGCGTCTTCCAAGCGTTCTCTGCACCCGCCACATTAGCGACCCACTGACGCTTAAAAGCCTCTAACTGCTCTGGTGCAATATTATCACCACGAATGTTAAGAAGACCCTTAGGTGCTGAACCCTGTTTGAAAAAGTTACGGTTATACTCTTCAGCCCACAACTGGGACGTAATGACGTTAATTAACTGCTCAGTCTCAGCGTACCCATAGCCGTTAGAACGAATATCAGTGCGCGGGTTAGCGATACAAAACGCCAGCTCATCGTACTTATACGCACGAATAATGGACCCCTGCCACACCTGTACGTAATCCGCAGTGTTCTTCTTAGCCGGGTCTTGAATAACCGGGTAAGCCAAAGCAGAACCAGAGTAATTCTCTAAAAACTCTTTCAGCTCTTTCTTCTCTTGACGCTTATTACGGTACTTGTCTGCCGTAGGGTCTGCCGCTAACCGAATCGTAGAAGCATCAACAGCTACAAACTCAAAAGGACCACCCCGACGATCAGGCACAACCTCGAACGTCATCTGATCGTAAGTCATTCGATCGCGAATAACCTTACGAGTGAACTGCTCAAAATTGTCTCTAGGACGCTTAACAAATCTGTTAACTTTAGGCTTACCGCAGTTAGAAATAAAGGACTCTAACTCGGTAATAAATCTCTTTTCAGAGTTAGTTAATTTATGATCTCGGTCTTTGTGCTTTATTTCAAAACCAATATTACGAGTACGACGGTAAGGAGACGTAAACGTAGCCACCTGATTAACTCTAGTGTTAACAATAGCAGCGAGAATACTTAACGAACCGACCATTTGGCGTAAGATGTCATACGTAAGGTTCGTTCGACGATCTTTGTATCCCAAAGAATAAACCAACGACATCGGATCCCAAGCTAAAGACTTAGGAGGACGCTCTGCATCCGTCATTGGAATCTTCTTCCAACCCTTAGTAAGGTCTTCTCCAGTGGGAGATATAATGGTTGGATATATCTTAGATAATGCTTTGTCTAAAAGCCCCATTTATTCCTCTACAAATAATTCAGATTCGAAACTAATAGACTTAGTCACAGACGGATTTGAAGCCGATACGGCACGGTTACCACTTCGTAAACCTTCAACGCGACTACGTAGCCTATTAAATAGCCCAGGCTTCTGAGACGCCACCGAAGGCGATGGTCTTGAAGCCATAGGTCGGGATTGGTGGACCGGCACAGAAGCCACCGGCTTACCTTCTGACATCTGGACGCCATGAGATAACCCGTATCGGCTAGCCTGCTCCTCTGGAACACGCAACGGGGCTGCATTTTTAGGAAATCTTTTACCCGACTTTGCTGCCTGTGCGTAACCCTCAAGAGCCCCGATAAAAGACTTAGAACCGTCTTCTCTTCGGGGAGAATCTTTAGCGGCAGCAGAAAACTGACTACGCCAATTTGGGCTTAGTTTTCCAGTTTTTGGGTTAGCAAATTTAGCCACCTGACTGGGAGCGCCTTTTAACTTCTTTTGCTGAACCATAAACAGGTTAGCTTGGGGATTCTTTTTTTGCAGACGAGCTAACTCAGAGACATTCTTAGCTCGATCCGCACCCCCCGAGAAATAAGACATCGACGCATAATCTAAAGCATCGTCCGATTTCATCCCATGCCTAAGGCCGAAATCGTAATGCTGCTTGTAGTATTTAACTTTACCCTTAATGCCTTCTTTCCAACTCTTTTCAGGGCTTACCCCTAAAGCTTGAGCAGTCTTGGGCATAATTTGTCCAATCCCCTGAGCCCCAGCTTCGCTAGTTAATATTTTACCAGGACGCTTGTACTGCTTACCGGAACTTTCTACGTACACTCCGCGCATCACTCTGTCGTAAAAATCTTTCTTTGCAGCGTCAGAGACACCAGGACCCATACCCGTAGTAACTTCCTTCCATACGGCCTGTTGTATTTCCCCGTGAGTAGGGTTCCAACGCTTACCCTTTATCTCCATAGGAGGAGCTTGAAACGTCTCGCTAGGAACAGCCTTATACAGGTCGGTGTCTAAGAAGACAGAACCAGATTTTCGTATAAAGTGTTTCACTTAGTACCAACCAATTTAGCGGCCTCGCAGCAAGCAGCGATATCTACGCCCGCTGTGTCCCACTTTCTCTTTTTAACATGAGCGTGGTGCATCACACCACCCTCAGATACAGCCTTGTCTACTTTTATAGTATTAATTACCTTGGGATTCCCGGTATCTCCCGTAGGAATCAACTCTAAATCAGGTAAATGCTCATCTAACGCCGCCAATAGCGCCGTATACGCATCAATTTGCACTTGGTGAAACCCCAAAAACTCACCAGGATTCCAACCGTTAATCTTGTACCCTTTTATAATAGGACGCTCTTTTTGTCCTCTTTTTACTAAAATATCGTTATATTTTGGGTAAATTGGGTTGTTTAGATCGATTCCAACGCTTTGTCGGTTGATTTTTGACACTCCTGCGTGCCAAGCCTCATGAACTACGTCCACAAACTGGTAAATAGTACCATCCCAATCAATACAGAAGTGCGTAGAGATACCTTTTCCCTCTAAAACACGAAAACACTTCTGAGCAGACGTACAAACGTCCCAGTGAGTGATAACCATGTTGGTGTATCGCTCTTTTTTACGCCTAAAACCCTTAGAAAGGGACAAAGAGCCGTCTTCCCCAGGCACAACTACGTTGTCCCACGCAATCGGGAGTAATTTACCCCCTATAAGGATGTTATCCTGGGGCGTAGGACCTACATTAGCTGCATCTCTCTCCAATTTAAGGCGTCTGAACGTAGACGGCCCGCACATGCCGTCCACGCGCAGGTCAGGATAGCCCTCTTGGAACTTTCTAACAGCTAATTGAAGCGATTCTCCAAAAGAATCCAGACCAAACCACTCAGGAGTCCAGCCTAATTTCTTGGAGGAGCGCTTATTGTAGGATGACATCCCTTACCTCTTCTTCTTTTTATCTCTGAGGTATTGCAATAAATCATCCTGCATGTACCACGGCACCTTATCTAGAGCCGCAGTTAAAGACATCTTTTTATTGAGCACTTGTCGGGCATACGGAGCGACAAAAGCAGCACTTTTTTCGAATCGGTTTTCTCCAAAAGAGGCGCTTAGGGAAGAAAACAAATCTGATTGTCTCTTTTGCTTTTCTGCGCCGTAAGCAGCAGAGTGCTTCTCTTGAATCTCACTCAATTCTTTCTGCCGACCCACTTTGGAGTAGGCTCCTCGCCTAGTTTTTGCTGCTCTATGCTTTTCTTCTGCTGTCGATAAGGCTTCTTGAAGTCGCTGCTTTCTACTTTCGGGTTTACGGACAGCTACTGCACGTTTGGGGAAAGGTTTTCCTCGACGTTTTTTCTTTTCAGGTGCCTTTCGACCTTCCGAGGTATCAGGGGGCGGCGGTAGTCGACGAGCAGGACGAGCAGGACGAGCAGGTCCTGCTCCTCCCGGCTTTGGAGCTGAAGTAGTAGTCTTAGTAGGAGCAGGTGCTTCCGCCTTAGTAGGAGCAGGGGCGGGCTTAGCAGTCGCAGCTGCAGTAGCCGCAGTAGCTGCAGTAGTCGCAGTAGATCGCTTCGCTGCCTCTTTTGTTGCTGTCTCCGCAGTCTTAGTTGCTGCAGTTTTAGCCGCAATCTTAGTAGCAGGAGACTTGGCCGTCTCTTTAGCAGCAGTCACAAGAGTCTTAGCTTGAGGAGCTATTTCTTTTGCAGCTTTCTCGGCAATCTCTTTTGAAGACGCCACAAGTGCGTACTTAGCCTTAGGCGCTGCTGCAGCACCAGTAACTACATTTCTAGCAGCAGGTCCAGGAAGAGAAAGCATAGCAACCATAAGAGGTGTCCTGGCCGCTCCTGCCGCCACCTCTACAAGCTTTAGTCCGTGTTTTTTAGCGAGTGACGTAAGAGCTGAAGCGCTACCAGAGGCTAACTTTCCAGTGCTTGAAGCTGCGGACCCGCCAGGAACCATCAGTGCAATATTTAAAAGCGCATCACTATTTTCTGATAAAAATTTACCAAAATCAGACATGTCTTCAGGAGCAGTTTTTTCGCCCACTAAAAACTTCTGTCTAGCGACATCTTTTCTAACTTGTTCTTCGCTCGCACGCTGCTCTTTACGAGACTGTGTAGGTTTACCTATGGAAGGTCCACGAAGATCGCCTTTACTATCTTTAACGTACAAAGCCTTATGTAAGCTCGTCGCAGCAGGCGACAAATCCCTAAAGTACACTGAGGAATCTAAAAACAAAGCCTTCTCCACGTCTTCCTCCTTATCGCTTTTCTTCTTAGAGTCCTTAGTACCTTTTTTTGGACCCGCCTCTTTAGGCTCTTTAAGGTGTAAGTGGTCGTGTACTTTGTCAGGCCCAGCCTCTTCAGGCTCTTTAAAGTGCAAGTTATCCTGCACTTTGTCAGGCCCAGCCTCTGTGGTCTCTTTAAGGTGTAACGTCTTAGGTGCCCTAAAGAGCGCCTCTTTAATCTTCTCTGGTTCCTCTCGCTGCTGCTTCGGAGTAAACTTCTGCTCAGGAGCAAGAGTGCTTATTTCTTGTAACTTTCTGGGGACGTCTTCTGGCTTAACTGGTAAATTTTCAAGACTACGAACAGCTTCTTTTCCACCAGAAGGGGGGCAGATATACCGAGGTCTTCCTAGTTTAGTAACCGTCTTGGTACACTTTCTCTCGGCAGGGTGAACAGGTTTGATGCCTTTTATTCCAGGCACTCCCTTTTTTAATATCTTATCGCGCAAAGACATTTAAACACCCACATAGAAACCAAGATTAAGACTCTTCTTAACCTTGTCGTCGTCTTTCTCTTCTTTGTCTTTTTCGAACAACTCAGAGTTCATGGTTACAGGGTTAACGCCTGACGTTCCCTGTCCAAAAGAGTTCTTATACTTCTCAATCTTGTGCTTTTCGCTCAAATTGAGAGCTTTGAAGAGAGTAGAGGGCAAAAATAAGCCAGCCATCGAAGCAGCTCCATTATCAGTTAAATTACCTATAACAGATTTTTTAATATTAGTAAGCTTATCAAGTATCTCAGCTTTGGAATTCTCACTTAAAGTGTCGAATACGGGGTTAGGCTCCCACTTATCGCTCAAATTACCGGCTAAGCCTTGCATGATGTCTTGGAACTCGTCTTGTATTTCTCGCAATAGCCTCTGCTTTTTCTTGCTGTCGGCTATGGAGTCTATGTCGTGGCTCTTAATAGACGAGTCCAGGTAGCGCCTGACGTTATTTTTAACACCTGACGCCCAATCCATCAGTTGTTTTTTATTGCGAGCTTCGGCAGTAGTTTCTCCTCGCTGCTGCCCGCGCCCGTACAACTCTTCTAATTGCTGATTTTCAAAGTCAGACACTAAGGCTTTATACTCGTCACTTCTTTTGTCGTAGCCTTGTTTTTGTAAATCCCTCTTAAAGGCATTTCTCTCTTTTTCCCCTTGGCGCGCAGACACTTTAGGGGTTGATTTGGCCTCACGACCTTCTAGTATTTGAAAAGAGCTTTCCCCCTCCTCGATATCTTTGGGAGCAGAGGTGACCCCCGCAGCCTCAAAGTCTTTCAAGACCTTTTTACTGGCCCCGTACTTATACTTAGTGGGTAATCCCAAAGCCTGTCTCAGAGGAGAAAGACTAGTTTTAACACTTTGAGACACATCTCTTTTCTTATCTGGTAAAGCTAAAGACTCTACTAGGTCTTCTATTTTGGCAGACCTAAGAGATTTTTCATCTTCTTGTTTTTTTCCAGGGAAATACGCTCCAGACTTAAGATTAGTTCGATGGATCTCAGCTAACTTATCCGGGTCTTTAGCAGCATCTCTAACAAGATTAGCGTGGTCTCTCGTAAGAGATCCGTCATCGCCTATGCGCCCATCTAAAGCGTCTAAAACTTCTTGGGACTGGCGATTAACGTCAGCGGTTCTTCGCTTATAAGCACCCTCCGTTATAGAGTCATTGTTGCGCCGTATCCGCAATTTAGTAAGGGCTCTATCACGAGTAGCTTCTATTTTCTCTGCAGTAGCTCCGCGATCTTCATAAAACTTTTTAACCGCAGCGCTGTACTTACCATAAGTAAGCGTATGGCCTATGGCCCTTAGCGTTTCATCCTTAGTGTGGTCAGGAAGATCAGCTTTGGAGGTAATTGGTTTACGCACTACCTGCTTAGGCTTAGCCTCAGGCTTCTTCTTTTGCGCTGGTTTAACCTCTTCGGGTTCTTTTGTTTCGTCGGCCTTAGTCTTTAAATTTTCTCTAGTAGCAGCGATAACATCTTTTTCACTAGCGCCTCTTTTTCCAGGCACTTCGTGTGTTTCCCCGTCGAGGGATACAACCCACTTATTGTCTCCAAGATAGAGAGCCCCGTCCTTACCACTCTTCTTTGAGCCATCGATAAACTTTTGCTTTTCCTCTTCTTTCTTATCCCTGCGCTCGCCCGCCTTAGCAGCCTTTTTCTTGCCTTCCTCTGTTAGCTCAGGTCTGGCAGGAGGCCCTCCTTGTCGAGGAGAACCGCCCCACCTTAGCACCTCTTTGCGCTTAGAAGGGGTACGAGTAATCCCCACTTCCGACTCAAACTTAGCTATCTGTTGAGCTTGATTTCTGACCTCTTTTCGGATGGCATCCGGGGATAATTGATTGCCTTCTTTGTCTGTCACGTTAACGGTAACGTGACGCTTAGTGCCGTCCAACATGGAAACTGCATAAGTCTTCTGGTCTACATCTACTGTATCACCCTGCTCTCCTTCCAACCCAGGAGCTTGAACACGCACAGACGAAGCACCGGCCTCTTGAGTTCCTAACGGGATAAGCGGGCGGATTTTCGATAAAGTTTGTTCTATTTTACGTACAGCAGCTTTTGTAGATTTAGTTTGTGGCAGCTGACTGAGTTCAAAAAGCTTGGCGCTGTGATCGATATAATGCTTTTTTAACTTAGCTAGTTGTTCAGGGGAACACGTCTTTGACGCCTTAATCAGATCGTTCATGCACAATCCTCCACATCTTTTAACAGAGCGTCTAAATCGTCATCAGACACTAAGTCTTCAAAGTGCTTATCAAATTCAGATTGTTCACCCTTGGTAAGCTCTGGTTCTTCTTCTGGCACCTCTTCGATAGGAGCGTCCATGTCTACGGCATCTGTTGCAGACTCTGGTTTAGATTCCTGTTCAGCAGTAGAGCCCGTGTCTATGACATCAGGTTCCGAAAAAGTGCCCGCTGTATTCTTGTTGCTAGAGACATACGGGTGTCCCGGAGGCAAATCGGTCCTCGTTGGCATAATAACGTGCCGTTCACCGTCTGAGCGCGTGACGTGAATTGGATCAAAAGGTCCCGTGTAGTGAACCTGCACCGGGCCTTTTGCTCCCTT